TACAAGACATTCATGAGAGAGGCTTAGAGAAAAAAATCTCGAATACCTCCTAAAATCATTTTATTCTTTTTTTTGCATTTTCTACACTCAAAATTAACAGTATGACGAAGTTCTGGCATAGTTTCAAAGAATTTTAATATACTATCGAATTGTTTGTGAGTAAGTTCTCCAACAAATTTAATTAATTCTTCTATAGAATAATCTTCTGATTTGTATACATTTTCTCCATCATAAATTGTTTCTATACAACATGCAATCGCTTCAAAACTTTCCGCATCTGGATTTAATGGGTCATCAATTACAGAAGATGCCATTTCGATAGTTGGATATTTCATTATTATTCCTCTATCTGATGAAAGTTCAATTTTATTTGTGTGTCCTTTATGAGTCTTTAATTTGATTTTTGTCAAATCAATTTCCACTGGATTTGATTCTCCACAGTGTTTACATGTTAATTCGGGTGTGGATGTTTCCCCTACAGATTTTGCTCTGATGTTTATAAACATAAAACATAAATCTGGTATTGATAATTCTTCAGGGTTTAATGTTCCATATGTACAATTAGAAATTACACCTTTAAGTGCTGTTACTATTTGTTCTATTTCTGCACTTTCAAGTGCCATCAATAATATTTTTTCTTCTTTTACTATAAAAGGTCTAAATTTAACCTTCTTTTTACAAGCCGGTAAAGTTATAGAATACTCTGGTAGTATTGGTTTAGGTAAAGTTATTGTTTTTGTTGTCATTATAATTCTCCATTATTTTAAATAAAATCTCCAAGTGCATCTGATAGGAAGTTTCCTATAATATCTTCTCCCTGTTGGGTCATTTGTCCGGGGTCTAAACCCCAAGGAAGACTAATGACATGTCCGCCAATTGCAGTCGGAATCATAGGGAATGGGAAGTCTTCTGTGGCACCTTGAAGCCATCTGTCTACTCTCCCTACTAAATCCAATCTGTCTATAAGTCCTTCTAAGAAACCCACTTCGTCTGGCATTTTGATTCGCCATTTCCTATAAGAAAAAGATATTGGTTGTTTATTAACTTCGTTTGTTCGTTCATCGCCGAATTGAATAGGGCCTATTGTTTTTGGATATGCTTTTTCCAATACAATTCTCATTATTGGATTATCTTCTAAATCTAGTTGTGTAATTTCTATATCTCTTGCATATGAATCTAAATATCCAATATTATGGGTTTTTTCATCGATAATTTGGTTTTGCCATTGTTGGAATTTATTTCTTTCATAATAATCACCAGACAATTTGAATACTGCTTCCATGTCCCCTGCGAAAGATTCTTCATAAGGCATTTCATAAACAGGTCCATGATATTTAATTTCTTGGGTTGCAATAGTTTTTCCTGGCATTACACAACTTTCACATGAAACACACAATCTAAGATTATCTGTAGCCCCCATATTAGTGAATGCTATTTCATATTTATGGGGGTATGAAAGTTTATGTGCGGCTATACTTGCAACCATGCTATTAATTCTGGTTGGTACATTTGATTTTGGTGGTATCAAGTTATCGAGAAAACCGCCCGCGGTTTCTCTTACATTATCGAATATAGGACCGATAGTTTGTTCTAATGGATTTGTCATAACTCTGCACTCCCCGCCCGTTCTTCTACTAGTTTTTGTCTACTCTCCACCCACACTTGATTTTTATATGCCTTTTTAAATCTATGTATTGGTAAATGTATAGCAAAATCCCAATCTTTTGGGTAAATGTGCAACATTCTAGAACCAATATATTTGGTCTTGTATCTTTTGATACATGGGCGATAATACCTAAATTCTTTTCTCTTTTTCAGCAATTCATAAGTCAATTCTATTCTAGACCATTTATTGTTTATATTTCCTTTCATATGTCTTTTAACCAACATAAAGAACCTTTCTCTCATTTTTGGAGGAAGATAGTGAAAGTTTAATCCCATGAATCCATCTTTAGTATAATTTAAAAGAAAAATTAAAGGGACTACATCATAATATTTCAGTTTTGCTCTGGTTTTTGGTCTATAGTTGAATAGATACATGCCGCCTAGCCTTTTATATCCACTTTTTTGAATCAATCTAGTTCTATCTCTTAGAACAGTTTCTTCTGGAGATAATTCAGTACCTTCAAACATCTCTCTCACCAATTCTCTAAACCATTTCATTGCTTCCATAGAACCTCTACGGATACCAGTATCTTTAAACATTTCATCTAATGCATCAAAAATATTTTTCCTAGAAAGTATAACATCAGGAGAACCAATACGCCCAGTTTTGTAGGAAGATTGGGCGGATACAGGACCCCAATAAAATGGCGAATCCTGAATGCCTGGAGGTGGACTTAATTCATCCTCAAAATTTGTTTCTTCTGGTTCTGGCATATAAATATATATGTAAATTATGGGGAAAGAGTTTCATCTGTCATTATAATAAATCTCCATCCTCTATTTTCTGCATATTCGGTGGCGGCCTTCCATTTTGCAGAGTTTATTCCCCAATTTTTTACTTCTGTAAAATATGTTCGTGTCTTTCTTTCTGGTCTTTTTGGTGCTTTGCACTGTTTTTTTGGTTTTACTTCAATTAAAAGTGTTTCTATAATTTTATCTTTGTTTTTTATTTTAACTAGAAAATCTACAAAATATCTGTGCATTCTGTTATCAATTGGTGATTTATATGGTACTATAACTTCCTCTGAGCCCCATTCTAATATGGCGTCTGTTTTATCACAGTAAAGCATGAATCTTTTTTCTAATAAACTGCGATATACAATTTTTGTTGAGTCACCAATATATTTTTTAGGTTGTTTTGGTTTGTATCTTCCTTTATATGACATATATAAATATGTATGATGGTTTAAATAATTTTAACAACTTAAAGGAGAAATTATAATGACTTCAACTCTGCCAACCAACGAACAACACGGTGCGGCGTTCAATCCCTTCACAGACCCAATTGAGGTTGCTTCTGCGCCAATGGGAGCAAGAAAATCCCTCGAAGGATTCTGGTCCCCAGAATTACACGGCCATCTAAATTACGACCACGAGAGAATGGGAGGGACAAATGTAGCGCACACAGTAGGCGGTGGTGGATTTGGTTCTGGGAAATTATTGGAATTTCCAGAAAATGTGGGGACTGAAGACATGAAGCATTTTGTTGTATTTAACATTTATAATGGCATAGAAAGCGCTATGACCCCAGAAGAATTAGCACTATATGAAAGTGGAGAAACAAACGAATTACTAGGTGGGGCACTTACTAGTGCAACGACATTTGGGGTTACTACATTATTAACTGCCAAAGGAATTACTAAACTTTCAACAATGTCGACACGACTGCGAAACTTACCAAAAGTTGGACCTTTCATTGCACTAGCGGTGGGCGGTTATGCCGCATTTAAAGCATGGGGAGTAGGGGCAGATTTAGGCGGATATGCTTTGAATACTGAACAAGAAGCGGCCGCCCAAGCACAGTGGACTGAGGTTAAGAATGCAATTAAGGCAGCAGGACAAGCAGAAGCAGATATTGAATTTGGTGATGCAACACAAACTGGAAGACTTACCAGAATAGGAAAAGCACATGTAAAAAGTATGGATACTATTGCTATGTATATGCCTCAAAAAATTAATGCAATGTCTATTTTAGAATATGAACAACAAGATATGAGATTTATTCAAAACATAATAAATGACTGGACTGGTGCCGTTGCTAATATTGGGTTATCAACTGCGCCGAAAGTTGCTGACCAGGTCGCAAGTTTAATGGGGACAAACAGTAATATTGATGTTGCCATACAAGGTGCAATGCGAATAGCGCCCAACCCAAGAAAGCAACTTATGTTTAGAGAACCAGTTTCAAGAAAATTTGAATTTAACTTTAACTTTTCTCCAAGAAACCCCACAGAATCTGCAAGGGCGTATGAGATAATTAAAATGTTTAAAAAACATGCATATCCAATATTGTCAAAGACTGCTGGTTCAGGTGCATTCTATAGATTTCCTGCTGAATTTGAAATTAAATATTACACTATGCAAGATGGAGAACCAGTTGAAAATGATTTTATTAATAAAATTGGGCGATGTGCGCTGAGAGAAGTTAATGTTGATTATGCTTCCAGTGGTTCTTTTTCTACTTTTGAAAATGGCGCGCCAACTAATATGATTATGTCTTTGACATTTGAAGAGATGGAACTTTTAGACTCAGGTATGGTAGCCAAAGGGTATTAATTTATGTATTTTCAAAATTTTCCAAAAATAAATTTAAGAAACGGTACTGGAGCAACTTCTGGGGTTTCTGTAGCAGTTGATATACTAAGAAGGGCCGGATTTTCGGAAAGGGGTAAAACAGGTTCTCAACATTTCTTTAAATATAACATAAAAGATGGAGAAACCCCAGAATCTTTATCAAATTCATTATACGGTTCATCAAATTATAATTGGGTCGTCCTTATGTTTAATGATATAATCGACCCGTTGTTCGACTGGCCTCTTAGTACAAACAAATTTGAAAAATTTATAAAGAAGAAATATAAAGGTGTAACTTTATATTTGGGTGAGGGTATAACTGGGACTTTTAAATGGGGGGATACAGTTGCTCTTATGACCACCAGTAGTGGTGAAACTGGTTGGGGAGGAGTGGTAAAAGAATATGACCCAACATATAGAAAGTTAGTAATATCTGAATTGGGAGTGGGCGAAAATTTTAAAACTCAAGACCACATTCAAGCATACAACTCTGATGGTGGTACAGACTGGAATCAATATGTTGCGGGTGCTACAATAGAAAGAGTTGTATCCGATTCTACACAGGCGTTACATCACTTTGGGACAAGTGGGTCTGCAACTGCTGGATATGATGATATTGGCGGTGGTACTGCTACCGCGTCTATGTGGTTAGACCCTCTTTCACAATATAACGGAATTACTCAAGTTTCTTTGGCTGATGGTGCCGCATTTGTAGATACTTTAATATATGGGTATTCTTTTAATAGTACCAACGATTATGTAATAACTAATGAAAAGTATGAGTCAGATTTAAATGAATCCAAAAGAAGCATTTATTTGTTAAGACCAGAATATATCCCCTCCATTAATGATGAATTTAAAATGTTGATTAGAAGATAATGGTAGATACAAACTTCGGACAAAATACTGACGACTTCTTGAATGGCGGGTTCGACCTTGAAATGTACAACCGACATCACGATGTTCGTATTGATGATGTTAGAATTATATCATTCAGTGGGTTGGATGTTAGTATAATAGACCATTTGGATTTTTTTGAATTACATGAAGATATATTTGAATGTTCTTTATCTGGTAGAATTTCATCACTTGATGTTAGTAACCTACCAACAAATTTATGTTTAACTGGACATGAATTACTGGTAATTACTTTTGGTACTCCTGGATTACCGAGAATTACACAAGTTTTTACTATAGATAAAATTTCTGATAAAGTCCAATTAGATGATAAAAAATCACAAATGTATGATTTGCATTTTGTTAGTTCTTCTTTTATAAACAATATATTCAGAGGAGTTAGTAAATCATATTCTGGGACTATTTCCTCTACTGTAAAATCAATTTTCCAAACTTATATCAATCAAGATATTAGTTCAAATGCTATAAAAATAAATGTTGAACAAACTATGGGAGATTATAAAGTAGTTATTCCTGGATGGAAACCCAATGTTGCAATTAATTGGTTAAGAAGAAAAGCAGTATCACTTGGACACTATCCAAGTTCTAATTATGTTTATTATCAAGACTTGGATGGGTTTAATTTTGTTTCTTTGGCATCATTATATAATAATCCTGTAGTAGCAACATATTCATCACTTCCTGTTAGGTCTTCTGAGGCTAGAGAAGAAGATGGTCCAGAAATGGATTTACAAAAATCTTTAACTAATATTGAAAGAATATTAGTCAAAGGTTTCGACCAAAGTACAGAATCATTAAATGGAACATGGTCTTCTACATTACTAATACATGATATAACTACTAAATCGTATGAAAACTTTTTGTATTCTTATAATAAAAATTTCCAACCAACGAAAACCTTAAACGGATATCCACTATTACCACAATTAACAGACCATTTTTCAGTACAACCAGATGCAAGGAATTATATGACACCAAAACACACTGGAATACATGGCGGTGTTAGTGATGTAGATGGTCTTAAAACTATAGATTATCCAGATAATGAAGCAACATGGAATCACTTACAACAACATGATGCCGAATTAAATCATTTACAATTTAATTCTATTGAAATTGTTGTCGCTGGCGATTCAAATAGAAGAGTGGGAGATAAAGTTGCAGTACAAGCACCAGATGTAACAGGTGGTGAGGATAATAGCGGTTTAGATACTATGGTTAGTGGAATTTATTTAATCACAAAAATAAAACATACAATAACACCGAACAGTGGGCATCAAATGCATATGAAATTATGTAAAGACTCATATGGGTGGGGTCTACCAAATGAGTTTGTGCATGAAGGTGGCGAAGAAAAAGGAATTGGTGGGGTGTATCATGCTTAATTATATGGGAAAAGATTCTTTCGTTTGGTTTATGGGTGTTGTGGAAGACAGACAAGACCCATTAGAACTTGGAAGGTGTAGAGTCAGATGTTTAGGATTACACACTCAAAATAAAATTGACATACCCACTGAAGATTTGCCTTGGGCAACACCAGTGCAACCTATGACTTCGGCATCTATGAATGGAATAGGATATACTCCATTGGGTCCTGTAGAAGGTTCATGGGTTGTAGGATTTTTTAGAGATGGCGCCAATGCACAAGACCCAATATTAATTGGAACTGTTGGGGGAGTACCACAAGTTGAATCAGATGTAGAATATGGATTTAATGACCCAAATGGAAAATATCCAAAATTAGATTTCTTAGGAGAACAAGACACCAACAGATTGGCAAGAGGTGTAACACAGGATACAGTAGTAGAAAAGAAATTGAATGATGTAAGCATTAACCATCCAATTGCAAATGAAGGTGGGTTGTGGTCAGAACCGCAAACACCATATGACCCAACATATCCATATAATAATGTTTATGAATCTGAAAGTGGCCACATACAAGAATTTGATGACACGGAAGGCAAAGAAAGAATACACACATATCATACCTCTGGAACTTTTGAAGAAATTCATCCAGATGGAACTAAAGTAACAAAGGTCAAAATGGATGATTATGAAATTATTCTCAGAGATAAATTCGTTCATATAAAAGGCGATGCAAATGTTATTATCGGAGATGATGAAGAAGAAAGTAATCTTACACTTTATGTCAAAGGAAATGTTGATATGCAAGTGAAGGGGGATGTTACAGAAAAAATTGAAGGTAAAGTAGAACAAACCGTGAAGGGTGATGTTTCCATTCATAGTGAAGAAGGTAGTTTAAATATAGCCTCTGAAGGAAATATACACATTCATTCTGGCGGTGAAATGCAGTTAATATCAGACGGACCTATGAGATTAAGAGGTTCATCGATTGATTTAAATTAGGAGAAATAAATGGGACTTGGAATTACAAGAGCATATTTAGATACAGCAGGAGGCGTTATATTAACCGGCGCCGGTACAGTAAGGGTTAATGGGATGCCTGTTGCATTGGATGGAGCATCAGTTTCGGGACATGGCAAAAGTCCACACAGCAGTCCTATGGTGATTAAAAGTTCATCAACTGTTAGGGCAAATGGAAGAGGAGTTGTTCGTCAATCTTTAGACATTGCAAGTTGTGGCCATCCCTGTAATGGTTCAGGTAATGTTAGGGCAGGAGGTTAATTATGGGTATTTTTCCAACAGAAGGGTGTACAATACAGGCAGCGAAATATACGGATGCCGAGAAAGATTTAATTCAAACAGTTATGGACGGTAATGCATTTTTAAATCCAGTAAAGGGTTCTATAAATTCAACAAATACTTCAATATCTGAAACGCAGAGTTTGCTTAATTCTGTTCAGTATCCAGATTTACCACAGTGGTCTGGACTATCTGCATCAATCTCGTCATTGTCTGACCAAGTAGGTTCATATAATACACATTCAAATAGAATATCTGGTAAAAATTTAACTGCATTAGGTCCGAACGATGAACCAGGATTTATGGGTCTTTATGGAATTGCATCGGCAAATAATACTGCAAGAGAATCTATAC